GTCTCATTGATGAGCGTAAGGCTCTCAACCAGAGTATCCGTTTGAGCTTGCGTGTCGCTGGTCTGCGCGCTGATCGCCTCGGCCAGCGCACCTGCCGGGCTTAGTGCGGCGGCGCCGCCTAGCGTTAGGTTGTTGGCCCGGAGGTAATCGCTGATGCTCGCAAAGCTGCTCGCGGCGTTCAGCAGCGCGGCAAGTTGGCGTCGCCCTTCTTCGCTCGACAGGTCGACACCCTCAAGAGCCGCCCGAAACTGCTCGCGCGTCGAAAAGTCCGCCGTGATGCCGGCGGCGCGCAGCGTTGCCTGTATTTGCCGCGCAGTGATGCCAACGCGCTCGCCCTCTGTGTAGTATTCCTGCACAAACCCGCCAACCTTTTGCAGGAACGAGTCGATGCCTCCGGTCAGGTTGGCAAGCTCAAGCCGAGCATCAACGCTCAGGTCTGCAAGCCTCGCAAAAACGCCCCCGGCACTAGCGACTGCATCCGTCATGCTCTTGACGGCCAACGCCGTCTGAATCACCTGGTTGATCTGCTCTTCCGAGCCGGTCGTCGCGTTGACTGTGTTCAGGTACTCCCTAATCGCGTTTGGTAGGTTGCTGGCCTGCAACCCAGCGAGGATCATGCGCGGCACGTAGCTTTGCAGCGTCTCCTCTACCTGCGCGTTGCCAACCTGCCGGTCTAGCCACAACGACCACTGCGCGTTGCGGTCGCGCACTCCGCCGACCACCTGACCGCCTCGGCCGTCCGGAGAGACCGAGGTGAACAGGCCGAACTGCAACGCCTCGTTGATGCTGCCACCCAGCGCCCGCGCCGTCTGTGCAACCGTGGACGCAATGCCTGCTGCGGTGTTGACCATGCCCGCATTGACCCCGCCATTGCGGGCAAACGGCGCGAACTCTCCGAGCCCAAGATCGCGGCCAAGCGCGTCTACTAGCCCCACGCTTTGCCGCGCTGGGCTACGGTCGCGGCCGGTGCCAACGCCGCTGATGATGCGGTACAAACCATAGACAGCGGCAGCGTATGGGGCAATCGCGCCGACTGCCATGCCCAGGCCTGCGCCCGCGCCGGCCATGCTGCCGCTCGTCAGCAGAGACCACGCGGCCGACAGCGAGCCACCCAAGCCGCCGCCGCCAAACAAGCCGCCCATCAAGCCGGCACCGAACGACGAGCCGCCGCTGATGAGGCTGATGATGCTGCCAAGCGATCCAATGCCGCCGCCGCCAGGAGCTGCCGCCGCGCCACCACTAAACAGGCTGCCGAGGCCACCGAGGATGCCCGAGCCAGCACGTCCGCCAATCGATGACAGTGCACTAATGAGCGTCTGGGCAATGCCTCTGGCAATCGTGGATTTGAAATAGTTGAGTATCCAGTCGCCTACCGAGCGAAGCACGCCCTTGCCAGACTCAAACCCGCGCACCAGCGCATCGGTGAGCGCCTTCTCGATGTCGTCGCTAGCCTTCTGCCACGCCTTGGCCGCGTCTTCAGCCGCCTTGGCTTGTGCGTCCCGCGTGTCTTTGTCGAGGATCAGGTCGCGGATTCTTTCCCGGGCCGCGATCTCGCGCCCGAGTTGCTCGACCAGCCGGCCGTCACCGACCATGGCCGCGACTTCTTGCCGCTCTTTGAGCCGTGCGATGGCGACCTCTTCTAAAGCGGCGGCGAGGCTGATGTTGGTTCGTGCAGCAAGGTCTGCGGCGCGACGCTCGTCTTCGAGCTGGCGCACCCGGCCGACCGCCTGCTCTACGTTGCGCTGCGCCGAGGTGTACAGCTCTTCTTGTGCTTTGGCTGCCGACTTCAGACTTTCGTTCACCGCATCGCGCGACCGCTTTTCCTGGTCAATGCGGCTGATCTGCAAAATGATCTGCTGTAGTTCTGCCACCCGCGCGGCGGTGAGTTTGCCGGCGTTGGCGGCCAGAAACTCTCCGATACGCAACTGCTGCTTTTGCGCATCGTTCAGTTGCGCGCCCAGATCAAGTTCTAGCGTGGCCCTGTTTAGGTATTCCTGCGCCGACTCTGCGAGCTTGCCGTATTCCTCGCCCAGCTTTTTCATCGACGCTGCGCGCTCGTCCGTGATTTTCTTCCCGCCGCCCTCGCGCTGAATGAGGTCTGCGACCAGCTCACGGTACTGCTCGACCGAGATGACGCCCGCTTTGTACGCCGCAAAGAGCTTTTCGAGGTTGACCGTGAACTCTTTATTCTGCCCAGCGCGCTGTCGCTCTGCGTCGGCCACGGTCTGTTGTAGGGCCGCCTCTTCGCGCAGTTGCGCCTGCCGTGCAGATTGGCGCGCGCCCAGTCGAGCCAGCTCGGCATCGTTTTCGCGCGCCGCGCCCGACGTTTGGCGCAGGCGATCAACGACCGCTTCCTGGTCCTTGACCATCTGCCGCAACATCAGGTTGTTCGGCTGCCTCTCCAGCGCCTCGCGCAGACTGTTTAGCTCGGCCTCGGCCTTAGACAGCCTGCCGCTGCCGTCGCTTAGAGTGCGCCAGACGGCCGCGATACCGACCGCGAGCGCGGTGGCCGCTGCAACGGCCAAGCCAATTGGCCCGGTCAGTGCAATCAATGCAACCTTCGTCGCAGCGATTGCGGCCGGCAGAGCGGAGGCCAGCCACACAGCTAGACCGGAGGCGATGAGCGTTCCGGCCGCAGCGGTTAAGACCTCGATGTTGCCGGCGACGAAGATTAGAGCGCGGGCCACTGCGCTACTGGCACCCGTAGCTTGATCTACCTGCCCCACGAAGCGCGTAAACGCATTGCCGAGCACGGTGAAGCCCTGCCCCACCGTCACAACGCTAGAGCCGACTTCATTGCGCAGCACGTCGGACTGCCGCAGCAAAGCGGTGACGACAGCCTCACTGCTCAGGCGGCCCTCTCTGCCGTATTCGCGCAGTTGGCCGATGGTGATGCCAAGCCCGTCCGCGATGGCCTTCGCTACGCGCGGCGTCTGCTCGAGCACGCTGTTCAGTTCCTCGCCGCGCAGCGCCCCCGAGGCAAGGCCCTGGGTGAGCTGGATCAACGCGGCGCGGGTACTTTCCGCACGGCCCCCGCCGATGGCGATGGCGTTGCCGAGCGCCTCTGTCACGGTCAGCAGGTCGCGCTGGCTAATCCCTAGTCCCTGCGTTGCACGGGCAATGGTGGAGTACGTATTGCCCAGATCGATAAAGCTCACGCGACTGCGCTGCGCCACGCCGAACAGCTCTTCGTAGGCCTGTGCTGCGGCAGTTGCGCTTCCGGTGGACAGGGCCAGCGAGTTGCGCAGTTGAGTTACAGCGTCTGCGGCTTGGAAAAACTGCTGAACGGAAAACGCGCCGGCGAATGCCGCCGCCAGACCTCCGAGCGCGCTGCGGATTGACGTGGCGGCATCGCCAACGCCTTCAACACTGCCACGCACGCGGCGCAGATCCGATTCGGCCCGCTGCGCGCCGTCTACCTCGATGCGAATACCGGCGACTTGCATGGTCAACCCTTCGATGCCCTGCTCTTGCGTTGCTCACCCCAGACCACTAGCACTGCGGACTCGGCAGCGCGGATGCCGGCCCACACGTCGGCATAGTCTCGCCTGCGCAGGCGGCGCTGGCGCTGCTCTTCGGTCAGGAAAGCGAGAACCGCCGTGTAGTCAAGCCCAGTGGCGCCAGCCACGCCGACGCGCCATTGGGTCTGCACACCCAGCCAGCAGCGCCACGCGGTCACGTTGTCGGGCCACAGGTAATGCACGTCATCGCCCGCCGTGGTGTCTTGTGACGCTGGCTGTAGATTGCGCAGCGCGCGGCCCAGGTCGCTGTCGGCGGGCGGTAAGTCGGACGGCTCGCTGCGCGTATGGCCTTGTGCCACAGCACGCGCGAGCGCGCCTAGTTTTTTGCTTTGGCGCCGATCTCTCGCAGGTACCGGGTGAAAACAAGCTGCGCAAGGCCCGGAATGTTCGTCAACAGCGTGCGCAGGCTCTCTTGACTAAACGCGACCGGCTGGCCGGCGCCGTCAAGCACTCCAGACCATCCCTCAATCACGCCCGCCAGAAAATCAGCGATAGGTTCATCGCCCCGATCATCGACGAGCGTGCGAACGCCCTCCGCGTTGATGCGCTTTGCGGTAAGCGAGAAGTCGAATTTCTCGTCCGATCCCGCTTCGTTGGCGATGGTGCCTTCGACCTTGAACTTGACCTTGTTTGCAATCTCGATCCGTAGTGCCATGGTGTCCGATGCCTCTGTCCGATAAGCGTCCGATGGGTTTGGGTGGCGCGCGGCTGCTGGCTCGGACAAACCAGCGGCGGGACAGCGCCCGCCTGCCGCGCGCCAAAGTGGGCTTAGGCGTAGCTGATGATGCGGCCCAGATTGGTCATGGCCGCTTGAAGCTGGAGCGGCTGCTGAGGCTGCATGCTCGGCACCTCACTGATGCTAATGTAGCCGTAGAAGTAGATCGCGCCGTTGCCCGACAGCGTGATCCGCATGGCAAGAGGCGACAGCGTGCGAGAGAGGTTCAGCAGCGTCTGGAAGCTGGCGATGCTCGGGTCATAGCCCAGCGTGAGCGTGAAGCTGCTGGGGTTGAATCCAGTCGGGATCTGGAATGCGTTTCGCGCCGACAGCTCTTGAATCTGCGTGAATCGCGCGTCGCCGCCCTGGCTCGAAATGTTGAGCACCTGGAGGATCGACTGCCAGCCAGACAGACGGCGCGCGGTGCCGGTGCCCGAGCCAGACGGAAAGAAGTTTGTATCCGAGGTGTTCAACCCGGTCAGGTTGAACGTGTTGGCAGCCGCGCTGCCGGCGCGGAAGATCGTGTTCGTCGCGTCGGCCCAGCCGGACGTTAGCAGAATCTCATCGCCGTTGGCGTAGCCGTGCGCGGTGGCGGTAGCTACTGCGGGGTTGGCGTTGCTGATGGCGCTGACAGTAACAGCGGATGCGAGGGTCGAGCTAAACGCGAATTGCGAGCCTTCGGGGAAAAAATAGGCCATTGTGGACTCCGGGGAAACGCCCTTGCGGGGCAACAAAAAAAGCCGCGGTCGGTCTCCCGGCGCGGCTGCTTATTGCCCTTTCGGGCGAAATTCGTTGAATCAGGCCAGCGTGCCGGGCGCGCTGGATTGGGTAAAAAGGTCTACTCGGTACGTGAGCACAGCTCGCGCTGTCACGCGCTCGCCGTCTCTGTCAAGTTCTATGTCTGTCGTTTGGTAGACGGGGCGCACAGACCGGCCGCCCACCGTCAGTGCGACAGATAGGCGGGACTCCACCTCTTCGCACGCATCGTCAACCGCGTCATCTATCACGCCCTCAAGCCCGACCGCAATGATCTCGACGCGCAGCGCGACGGTGCGCTGCACTTCGGTCATTGACAGCGGGAACGCAAGTTGCTCGCTGTCTGTAAAGACCCGCGCGGCGGGCAGCGCACCAGTGTCATGCGGCCACACCCGGCCCGCAAACACCCGGCCAGCGATCAACGGTGTGGGCGGCGTGGCAATGGCAGCCGCTGCTGCGTTGCGTAGCAGTGCGCGAGCGTGCGGCATTAACTGGCCCTGATGAGTTGAAGCGTGACCATGCCGGTGCCATCTGGCTCTACTGCGGCGACGCGATAGGTAATGCCGGCACGTACAAGCTGGGAACTCTGCGATACGCCTGCGGCGTCAATCTCTCGCACCAGCACAGCAGGCGCGCGGGTTGAGACGCCAAGAGTCTCCGCATAAGGGCTTGACCATAGCGCCCATACAGATGCCCCGGCCAGCGTGACCTGTTCGCCCACAGCTTGCAGCATTGCCAGCCGGTCGGCGTCAGTTTCGAGCGTCATATCTTGTTAGACGATGCCGCCGTGGCCCATCACTTGAGCAGC